TAATATCATTAATTATTTCACTTTGTTTAGTTTCAAATTTAAACTTATCTACTAACTCTTTTGCTTTTTCTTTTGGTGTCATAGTTTCTTTTTAAATTTATCGTTATAATCAAATTCTAACTCAAATACTTCATCATTGTCTAAATAAATAAATGAATAAATCCAATGCCACTTGAAACTATTACCTATGAATTTCTCTGTTAACTCTTCATTTTTACGAGTACCAAACAATTTAAAAGGTCGGTTGTTTTTACCAACCTGAGGCTCAAAATGTAAACCGATAGTTTGGTCTTTAATTGTTAGATGTTCCATTTACAAGTTTTTAATTGCCCAATTGGCATAATCAATAATTTTTTTAAAATCCTCTTTGTCTTGGTCTTTTTTCCTCCAGCAGTATTTATCGATATTGAATTTACATATCGCAATAATTTCCTCCTTTGTAAGATTGCTCTCAGCTCGTTGAAATGTATCGATACCGATTTGGTATTGTTTTGGTTGAGTCACTCCGTTGGAATCGTAATTGTTTTTAAAGTATGGTTTTGTAGCTGTTTCAAAAAAATTCTCTTTTGGTATATGTTTCATAATTTTAAAAAATAAATCCCTCTCGATTGATACCGCCAAGTACAAAAGAGAAGGATTGTTAATATTTTCACTTTGGCGGTTGAACAAATATACAAATGTTTTTTTATTAAATGCAAATAAAAATTAAAATAATTCTATTTGATTAATATTTGATTTTTCAATTATACCCAAAGCAGTTTCTAATATTGTTTTTCCAGCTTCATAATCTACTAAATTTCTTAAAACATCTCTATAACCTCCTAAATTAGCATTGATTTTTAAATCGTGAAATATCTCGAGTTTTTTATGTTCGTCTTTCATTGAGCATAAAACACCATCTAATTTTCTTTCCTTTAAATCATTTGGTAAATTAAAGTTTGTCCAGTATAAATGTCTGCCTCTTTTTTTTGCCTGTATTAATGGCTCATAATATGGAGTTACATTTTCAACACAATACTTTCCATCGATATAATTATCTAAAAAAATAATCTCTTCATATAGTTTCATATCGGGATATAAAGGTACAAAATTATCTCTTGTTTTTTGTGTTATTCTAATTTTGCTATGGCTTGGGCAAGGAGGCGAGCTCCAAATAAAATCAAATTCTTTGTAATGGTCTAATAAATATTGATGTGCGTCTGCAACTATTACTATATCATTTGGAAAACGCTCTTTATATGCTTGTGCAATATCTTTGTCATATTCAACTGCGGTAACTTCTATATTTGTAACCTTGTCCCATTTATAACGGTTACCGCCTAAACAGGCGTATAAATTTAATATTTTCATAATTGTGTTTTTTTAAATTGTTCAAACCATAATTCGATATTTTCTATGTCGTTTCCTATTTCTGAATGATGTCTAAGTGTTTTCAATATATCTATTACTTCCTCCTCACTATACATTCTTTCTTGTTGCCATTTTGCTCCAGCAATAAAGTGGTCATCTATGTCAAGATGCGAACTATCGAAATTATATTTTGCATATTTTTCAGCAGCTTCTTCAAGTGTTTCTTGTTTACCTCCTAAACAAGCGTATAAATTTAATATTTTCATAATGTATTTTCTTTAAAAATTTTAAGTGTATAATCTTTTTTCTTTAATACTGTTTTGTAAATATCCTTTTCAATACCTCCTTTTGAGAATATCCAAAAGACCTCGTTTTCTTGCCTTTGCATAGTGGTAAGCCTATCTCGGCTTTGCCAGTAACTCGTTGCACTAAAATCAATATTGTAATAAACCAAGTACTTAGCATTCTTTAGGCTTATTCCCTCACGCCCAGAAACGATTTGCAAGGCGATGCATTTATTGGTTTTGTCGAACTCCTCAACGCTATCGGTTAAATTATCTCCGTAAACAGATTTTAAAGCGTTCCACTCCTCTTTGAACTTGTAGAAAATAGCAATTTTTACTCCCATAAATTTATCGAGAATAAAATTTGCCTTTGACATATCAATAACTTTTGAAGTGCCATCCTCAAATTTACAAGTACCGGAGCTTATTTGATGTATCTTTTGCATAAGTTTTACACCGGTATCTCCTAAAATAATCTGACCGTCTGAATTTTTAACTACCAAATCCTTTTTTAATCGTTTTATTATTTCGCCAGTTATCGGAAGCATTTCACATTCAAGCACCATCTCTTTAACCGAAGTCGAAAATCCTGCTTGAGCCTGAGTGAAAGTTATAATATAATTTTGTAGGATGCGTTTAATTAACCCCTCATTTGCATCGGAATAATCTTTAATCATTCCATAACTTATTCGCTTTTGAGTTACATTCACAAAGTCAGCTGCCCATTTATAAAAATTTGTCCATTGTTTAAATGGCGAATGATCGGAAACCCAAAATTGATGAAACCATTGCGAGTAACTTTCTGGTGTTGGCGTTCCACTTAAGAAAATCATTGGCAAATGCGAATAACGTTTTTTAAATAACTGAGCCATTTTGTTAGGCTTTGGAAATGCACCAAATCTGTGATGCTCATCGTGGATAATTAAGTCGAAATCCTCGTTTACTAAATGCAAACTCTCGTCGTTTACAATAGTTAACCCGAATTGAAAACCGAAGTTATCATAGTCCCATTGAATTGAGGATATTGCTTTCTTTTTAGTAAGGAATAACACATTTTTAGCACCAAATAGCTTTGCGGTATTTAAAGCGGTCAAGGTCTTACCTGTTCTCACCTCCATAGCTAAATATACTATTTTCTTTTGCTTGAGAATTTCAACTCCTTTGGTTGATAATTTCTCTTGGTATGGTCTAAGTTCCATTAAAATAATTTTGTTTGGTTGTTATGATTTGTTATTCTTTGCTTTGCCTTATCAAAGTACTCCTTATCCAATTCACAAGCTGTTAAATCAAACCCGTAATCGTGACACGCTATTGCTATACTTCCTGAGCCTAAATGGGTGTCTAGTATTTTATCTCCTTGCTTTGCGTATTTGTCTAAAATCCATTTGTATAAACATATAGGTTTTTGTGTTGGATGTATTTTATCTTGTTCTGTTAATACAGAATATCTAAATATCTTCGCAGGACTTTGAATTGAACTATAAGCGAATTCTGCCATTGCTAAACTAAATTTTTCAGGCTGTTTTTTATCCCAAATTATAAATCCTTGGGAATTATTTAAATAATCAATAAAATAATTTCCACCCCAAATTATATAGTTTTTAGATACTCTTTTTAATTCATTAAAATATTTTTCTAAAGGTATATTATTATCCCAATTCTTTTTTTTATGTTGTTGCCTAACAGGATTTGAACTTATACCAATACCATAAGGCGGATCTACAATAGCCAAATCAAAATAGTTATCAGGATATCGTGCCATTAATACCATATTATCCTCGTTTGTAATTGTTAATTTATTTTCCATAATTAAAATGCTATATCGTTATCTTCTTCCAAGTTCTCATCTGTCTTAATCATAAACCATTGCAGACCGTTTGAATTGTCAGCCATATATTCGTACTTCATAAATGAACAGAATTTCTGTACCCAAATATTAAATTTCTTACGAGTCAACCATTTTTTGAAGTCTGGGTACTCCTCAATAAATTTATCAAAATAAAACTTTTTATCGAGCCTTTCGTTATGTGGTACATTATCTCTCTCCTTAACCCAATCAAAAAATTCCATTGCGGTTTCAGCTATAAATTTACGCATTTTAATATTTTTAGCGTTTTGTTTTACCAAGCCACTTTTTAAGAATAATTGTAAACAATAGACAATGTAATTATCAAAATTATTAAAATCCTCAAGTGTCCAATCGTCAAACAATTGTCTTCCGAACTCATCCTCTGGAGTTAAATCCTTGCCATAAAATTGTGCTATTTCTAACTCGTACCTTCTTCGGTCGTGGCTGTTTCCCTCCCCTCGAATTGCGTAATTTGTTGAAATTATAAGTTTCGGACTTTCGTGTACATTTAACTTAACCGCATCTTTATTTTTACGCTCCAAAGTTAACCCCTCCGTTACCAAACTAAATTTTTCCTCAAAGTTAAAATTCTTAACCACATCGTCAAAAACTAAAATCTTAGTATCTAAACTAACTGTTTGGTAGGGGAATGATTTTTTACCATCAAATAA